CACGTCATCGGTGCAAGACCGGCGGTCGGTAAATCAGCGGTGGCATTGCAGCTTGCACTTAATGCGGCGAGGAATGGCGTGAAGGTGCTTTACTGCTCACTCGAAATGAGCGCGGAAGATTGCTCCGCTCGACTTGTAGGGAATCTTGGCGGCGTATCCTCGTCACGGTTGATGTTCGGCGGGAAGCTGACGGATCGCGAGTATGAGCAATACGCGCAGGGCACCAACGATCTTTCCGTACTGCCAATCGTGTTCAATCGGCGTTCCGGCATGAACGTCCGGCAGGTAGAGGCGTTGGCCTACCGCGAAAAGCCGGGGTTGCTGATCCTCGACCACCTCGGACTGCTTGAACCGCCGGAAACGCGGCTTTCGCTTTACGAAGCGACCACAAGAAACAGCAGAGCCTTGAAGCTGCTTGCGATGAGGCTGAACATTCCTGTTTTGTGCTTGTGTCAGCTCAACCGCGCGGCGGCCTCTGACCGTTCCGGCAGCTTTCGGGCCACGATGGCAAATTTACGCGAGAGCGGCGCTATCGAGCAGGACGCGGATACGGTGACGCTGCTGCATAACCCGCCGTGCGAAACGGATGACCGCATGGAATCGCCGTCGCTGCTGGAACTATGGCTCGATAAAAACCGACGCGGCGCAACCGGGCATGTCGACGCGACTTTCTACAAAGTTACGGGGAGGGTTACAGCATGAACATTGAAATCGCTACTCATATTTTAACAGCAACCAAGCCCACGCGCTGTGAGCGTGACCGCTACCTTCAGCGTGATGAACTGCAACACCTGCTTATCCCGCACCTGCCCGTCGATGACCGTGATAAATTCGAACGGGCGCTAAACAATCATTTCAGACTTTAATACTGAGAAAGGACAAGAACCATGAACGAAGACAAGATCATCCAGATCATCCCTGCCCCTGCAAATATGCTTTACGCATTCGAGGACGGCAAGACGTACCCTGTCGCCTGCCTCGCGCTCGTCGAGCTGAGTAACGGCGACCGTGAAGTCCACGCGATGGCCACGATCAACAGCGGCCCCATCGAGGATGTGAGCGATAGCGGCGCGGTTCTCATACACGTATGAAAAAAGCCCTCCCCAAATCGGGGAGGACCGCTCTTGTGGTGAATTCGAATTGTCGATTCTGATTTTACCACAGGAGGAGCAGATATGCAAGCAAAACCACTTGCCACACAAGGCGAGCGAACAAGCGAAATTGCAGCAGCGGTGCAGGCGGGCGAGGCGGACATTCTGAGACTTTGGGCGGCGGTTGAACGCTTTGCGTGGCAGCAGACCTTGAGGTGGGTGCGGGCAATGGAAGGCCGTGCGGGTGTCGAGGAAAGCGATCTTCTGCAAGTGGCGTTTATCTCCCTCATGGACACGCTGCCAACATGGGATGTGAACAAGGGTGAATTTCTCACGCTGTACGGCATTAAGCTCAAGGCGGAGCTCACAGAAGCCTGCGGGCAGCGAACACAGCGGACGCGATGTGACCCCATCAACACTGTTTGCCGGTCGATGGACGAGCCGATAGGCGACGAGGACAGCGACCTGACGCTTGGTGACACGATCTCAGATGAAGCAGCAGAAGAGGCCTTTGAGGACGTCGAACAACGGGATTTTCAACAGGCCGTACAAGCGGCGCTTGCACAACTGACGGATGCACAGCGCGAGGCGATCATCGGTGAATTCTGGTTCGGACGAAAGCCAGACCCAAAGTTGAGGCGGGAAGCGCTGCGAGCCTTGCGGCATCCGCGCATTCGAAAGCCGTTAGTGGAATTTTACCGTTGAAAGAACGATGCAACGTCAGAAAAAACAAAGCCGGAAAGGGGGCTTTTCAAACTTTGTCAAAGAAAATCAGAGATGAGACCATTATTGAAGCGCTGCTGATCTCCGCGACGGTGCGGAGCGCGGCGGCAAAGCTCGAGATCAACGAGCAGACGATCTATCGCCGAAAACGCGACCCTGAGTTTATGCAGAAGTATAACGAGGCACGGCGCGAGCGAACCGAAGCAGCGCGGAATGTGCTGCAGGAGCGGGCGCACGCCGCGGCGGATACGCTGGCAACGATCATGCAGGATGCAGACGCGCCCGCACAGACCCGCGTGAGTGCCGCGGCAGAGATTTTACGGCAGACGGTGAAATACACGGAGATCACAGACATCATGCAGCAGCTTGACGAGCTTGAAGCATGGCGAAGGGAGCAGGAACAGCGATGAAGAAAAATTTTGATATCCGCCTTGCGGCGTTGCGGGAATACCTCAGGTCGCTGTCAGCCGATGAGACGGTCTTCATCGTCGAGGGCGGCGGTGAGTTCCGCACGGCAGAAGATGCGTTTACGTATTTGCGTAAGTATGGCGCGGTGACGCCGGACGGCAAACGCATTGTGCTGTATCCCCATCCTGTCGAGGGCGTTGACCCGTTAAGCCTGTCGCTCTATCAGATGATTGATGAAGCAATCGAGCAAGGTAAGTTGGAACTGCCGGAATTGGAGAGTGACGATTTATGCAAATAGGAACACGCCTTGACCATATCCGCGCCTTTATGGAGCGACGCAGCGGGCGGCAGCTTGTATTTGAGTACTGCACCCCCACCGGCGAAGAACAAATGGGAAACCTTGAAGAAATGACCGCTGACAACGGCGAATTTCTCCGCGTACTTTCCGGCAACCGCCTTTCCGATCTTGACGGCCTTATTAAATACGAAATGGGGCGAATGCATGAACAGCATTAAATCCCAAATCGCCGCTTTACAGGCGATTGCAGCGCAGAAGCAAACGGGCGTAGCAATTATGACCCTGCTTGAAAATGGCGCGTGGGAGGCTTGCAGAGCGCCGCAAAGCCTTGCAAAGGTATTTCAGACGGAACAGGCGGCGCGAGATTATTTATCAGACTGCGATAGCATTATCATTATTGACCTTTAAGGGAATAGGCACATGAATAGCAGCATTATTAAATCACGCCTCGCAAAGCTCCAACGGAAAGGGGGCAGCTTCCCCAATGTTCTGCGCTGGATTGCAGAAGGGCGCATTTCTCCGAGAAAAAGTGTGTAAAAAGTGGCGCTGACGTAGAAACAACAGATGGCAGCGCGGAGATCATCAAAGAACTTGAAAGGATAGTTTATGGACGTTTTGAATGAGTTCCCACTTGTGGACGAACACGGCAAAAGATACCGCGAGTTCGGGCACGGATGCCGCGAGTATGCGCCGACTATTGTAACGACTGTCGGGACGGTTCCGGCGGGCACGGTTATTTGCAAGCATACCGAGCCGGAGGCGGTCAAGCCGAAAAAGGATTGCCCCTTTTCGAACAGCCTATACCCCGAATGCAAAGAGGGCGATTGCAGCTTTTACACAAACGGCAAGTGCAAGCCGGGAACGGCAACGGCAAACAAACGTTGCCCTCTCCCTGCACGTCTGACTTGCGGTGATACCTGCGCCATGTATAAGAATGGGCGCTGCACCCTCTTTTGCAGCAGAAAGGAAACGAAGAAATGAGCGAGTTTAACATTTACGCCCGAAAGCTCGACAAGGCTTTCAAAGAAGCCCGCAGCGAGTACAACACCGCTTTCCGCGCACTCCAAGAGGCGCAGCAGGCCAGCCGTGACGCTAACGCATGGAAGCCCGGAGACAGCGCAGAGGAAAAGCAGGTGAGAACAGCCCGCGCAGCGCTAAAGCTGCATGACGCAGAAGCCACCTTTAACGAGGTGAGCGCCCGCGTTTGGGACAACTTCAAGGCCACGCGCCGCACGATCCGCGCAGAGCTGGAACAGGCAGTGCGCGCCGCCAATATTGCAAACCCTGACGCAATCGACAATAACGCCCTTGAGCTGATGAAAACCGGCGTTCTTTCCCCGGCTGATTACGCCGCGTTCATGGAGCGATTCGACAGCAACCCCACCATGCTAAAGTTAGTGGGTCACTACGCAGCCGAAGCAGCAAAGACTACGGACAGCCGCCGAGAGGCCGCAGCCCTTAACGCTATCGCTCTTGACTGCCAGAGCGGGGAGGGCGCAGTCATGCGGGCATGGGACAGCATTTCGGCAATTTCTGACAGTTGCGGCGACGGGGACGGCTACCGGCGCAAATCGCCCGGTGTAATTGTCAGCATGAGCGAAAAATGGGACGATCTCGCGGGCGAGGCCGTGGAGAACTTCTGATTTTCGATAAGCGGCAGAGATCAACATACTGCTACAAAGTTTCCTGAAAACAAATTTAAGGAGAGATAAATATGGAACTTAGTTTTGCGAACGGTGTGCAGGAATACACCGTGCACGGCGTTAAGGGCGATGTGATCATTCGATTCAACCCGACTGACGGCGCATTTATCCAGCGTCTTTACAACGCGTTTGACACGCTGGATAAGAAGCAGGAAAAATACGCCGATGAAGTCCAGAAGTGCGGCGACCGCGTTGAGATTTTCAACATTGCCGGCCGCCGCGACAAGGAGATGCGCGAGATCATTGACGGTCTTTTTGAAGAGCCGGTGTGTGACAGCATCTTTGGCAGCATGAACCTTTATGCGATGGCGGACGGCCTGCATGTGTGGACAAATTTCCTGCTTGCGCTGATGGATGAGACAGACAGCGCCTTTGCTCGTGAGCAGAAAGCCACGAATCCGCGCATTCAGAAGTACACGGCAAAGTATCGCCGATGAATTGGGGCTTGCCTACCTCCGTCGAGATCGGCGGAGAGAGCTATGAGATCCGCACGGACTTTCGCGTTATCCTCGATATCTTCGTAATGCTGAGTGATCCTGATTTGAGCGGCACTGACCGCGCGGAGGGCATCTTGCAGATGTTCTATGTCTCGCCTGAGGATATCCCGCCGCAGCATTTGCAGGAAGCTGTAGACCGTTTTACATGGTTCCAGAACGGCGGACAGGAGCCGGACAAGAAGAAATCGCCGAAGCTGGTTGACTGGGAGCAGGACTATCCGTTGATCCTCCCGCCCATCAACCGAGTATTCGGACAAGATATCCGCGGAATCCCTTATGATGCGGAGACCAACACCGGGGGCGTCCATTGGTGGACGTTCCTCGGTGCGTATAATGATCTCGGGGACTGCACCTTTGCGCAGGTCGTGCGCATCCGCGACAAAAAGGCGCGCGGCAAGACGCTTGAAAAGGATGAACGCGAGTGGTACCGCAGGAACAGCAATATCGTGAATATGAAGCGCAAACTCAGTCAGGAAGAAGAGACGACTATTTCTAAGTGGCTGGGAGCGGGAAAGGAGCCTGTGAATGGCAAATGCTGACGGCAGCGTGATCTTCTCCTGCGACTTGGATTCGACCAAAGCGCAAAAGAAGCTCAGTAAGCTGCGTGATAAGATATCCGAACTGAATAGCGAGCTTGAAAAGGAAACAGGCAATAAGCTGAACCTTGAAAAGCAGCTCGACGCCGCATCTCAGGCGGCAAAGGCGACGGAAGAGCGCGTAAAGGCGTTGAGGAAAGAGGTCGAACGGCTGAATGATCGCGAGTGGATCCAAAAGCAGGGCTTTACACAGAGCGAGTATCAGGCACAAGTGTTAGACCGCCGTGCTGCTGCGGAGGCGGAACTCAAACAGCAGGAGGAGCTTTTGCACACGCAGACGAAGGAGGTCAAAACGCTTTCGGCTGCTTACGAAGAGACGACCGCCAACATCGACAGCATGACTGTAAAGCTCGACAAAGCAAAAGTCGCTGCCGGTGAGTTGATCGCTAATACGGAGCAGGAACGCAGGGAGCGCGAGGCGGAGAATTCCGCGCTCGCCAAAGCGAGCCAGTATGCCGCGCGTTTCAAAGATCAGGTCAAGAGTTTAGCGCGCTCTATGCTTGTATTCTCAGTCATCACGGCGGCGCTCATGGCGCTACGCAAGCAGATCAAGGCGGCTATTGCGACCAGCACAGAGGCATCCGACGCTTTTGCCCGCCTCAAAGGTGCGCTGCTGACGCTGGCCGCGCCTATGATGGACGTACTCATTCCGGCGCTGACGTGGCTAATGAATCTGCTTGCGGCCATTGTGTCGGAGATCGTGACGATCATCTCGATTCTGAGCGGTAAGTCAAAGAAGAGCATGGAGGCATCGGGCAAAAACCTCTACAAAGAGGCCGCCGCCATTGACGCGACCGGCAAGGCGGCGAAGGAAGCGACAGACGCGCTCGCGGCGTTCGATGAGATCAACAAACTCAGCACGACAACGTCCGTTGGCGGCGGTGGCGGCGGAGCATCCGCCATTGCGCCGGACTTTGATTTTGACGAAGGGCCCATGATGGAAAAGCTCGACAAGGTGTTCCAGAAGATCAATGATATCTTTAAGACCATCCGCGCGGGGCTTGAGATCGTCGTGGATGACCTAAAATGGAGCTTTGACAAGAAAGTTATCCCCAAGAGCAAGGCAACATGGCTGACCGTTTTAACGGCGCTGCTCGGTGCAACACTCGGCGCGGCGTTCGGCGGCATCACGGGCGGCGTCATCGGTTTATCCCTCGGCGTGCTGCTGGGGCTGTACCTTGTGGGCCTTGACCCCGAAACATGGAAAACCGAGATGGACGCAGAGGATGCGTGGATCGTGGTCATCACGGCTTTGCTCGGTGCGCTGCTTGGCAGCGTGTTTCTTGGCATCACCGGCGGCGTGGCCGGTTTCAGCCTGGGTGCGATCCTCGGTCTCTATCTCACCGGCTTTGCAGAGGGAGACGAGGAACACGGAGGCAAGTCACAGCTTCTTTCTGAGTTGATCGTCGTGCTGTGCGCGCTACTTGGTGCAGTCATCGGCTCTATCGTGACGCCGGGCGTCGGTACGGTCGTCGGCATGGGATTAGGCCTGATTCTCGGACTGAGCATTTACAGCGTCCGCAAAGACCCGAAGAAGGGCACGCAGCGGCTTGTCAGCATCGGGCGCAGCGTACTTCTTGGACTGCTGGCCGGTGTTCTTGGCGTTGGCCTTGCAGCGCTGGGCATCGTCAGCGCCGGTACGGCGTTCATCATCTCGGCAGCGATCGGCCTTGCGCTGAAATTCTTCGTTGATAGTGTGGACGATTCCAAAGTCAGAAAAGCAACGTCCGGCTTTACCGGTACGCGCGTATCAACAAAGGCACCGGCGCGCAGCCGTCGGGTGGCGGCGCAGAGCTTAGATGGCAATGCGCCTGTGTACAACGATATCCCGCAGCTCGCTCATGGTGCCGTCATCCCCCCGAACAAAGAATTTCTTGCTGTACTGGGCGACCAGAAGAGCGGAACGAACGTCGAAGCGCCGCTTTCGACCATCAAGCAGGCCGTCATGGAGGCGCTGGCACAGGGCAGCCGCGAGCCCATCAATGTGAACCTCGTTGTGGATGGTAAGACGCTTGCCCGCGTGGTCGTCCCCAACATCAACAACATGACGCGCGCGGCAGGAAAGCCTGTGCTGCTGTACTGAGGAAAGGAGGGAAAGCAATGTTTAACTTTGGCTATGATGAAGTTCTTGAACGCCTGGAACGAGTGATTCACAAGCTCGTGGAGTTGCAGACGGCAGAGTAAAAGACTGCTGCAAAATGGAAAGGTGTTGCAGCCCTCCTGCTGGCTTGTAAGCCGCACGGTAACAGTGTGTGAATAACATGAGCACCGGCAAAGCAAAAGCCCACAGGAGCGTTCCTGTGGGCTTTCTGCGCTATATGAGAGAATCTATCGGCAAACGGTTGACCGTTAAGCATTTGACAACAGTCTGTTTGCAGTCCGATAAAGGACAGGTGAAACAGCTTTCGCTGTACTCACACACTGTATTCTTTGCTACTCTTCGGCGGACTCTACGGGCTACTGTACACTTTGGCGCGCATACATGGGAAAGCGGCGTGTTGATCAGATCATGCGCTCGAATGCACTCATCTGTGCTCATTCGGGAGCACCTTCTTTCCGAAAAGCTCGCGTTCGCGCTCAACGGTCATAGTTGAGCCGATGAGCAGCACCTTTCCGAGCGGCGTTTGCACGACAGGATAGAATCTGTCATTATCGTTCATAGCGTGACCTCCATGCTCTGCATCATCTCTTTGACGGATACGCCGGATAGATCAGCGACGAAGGAAAAGCGCGTGCCGCGTTGACGGTACGCAGCCCCGCAGCACGGGCAGACAAACACCGTGGCCGCGCTCATCAGCGGCGTTGTGCAGCGGGCGCAGTAGAGAAGCTTCATTCTTCCGGCACCTCGCTTGTTAACAGCTTGATGACCGCCTCGTTATCAAGCGTCATTGCCTTCTTGATGTCATCGAAGCGTTGTTCTTTCCGCGCGGTCTCGATTGCTTTCTTTGCTTCTATGGTTTTGGTGATATGTTCCGCATTCTCCATGAAGCGCTCGACTGTATCCAAATCATAGTGTCCCAACATCAAATGATACTCGCGGATAGCGTTGGATGTCATGTCAAACGCGGCATATAGAATGCGGCCTAAACGCTCTGACTCTAAGGCGGAAATACTCTGCTGCGGGACATTTCCGAAAAACTCTTCCCAAGCATCATATAAAATGTCGTTCGCTATCTCGATTCTCGGCATGATACAATCCATGCCGATTTCAACAGTCATGCGTTGATTTTCGGTTTTGATCGAGTTAAGCATTATTGCAAACCTCCTCTTTCGGAAGCATCTGCAATGTATCCATAGCTTCGCTCAAAAGCTGCTGTGCGGCATATTCGGCGGCATATAGCACATCAATGTTTTCTTCCATCCATGCACGCGCGGCCTTGTTCAGATCACCACCGGTCTGTTCCGCGTATTCTATTAGCAGTCCTTCGCAGCGGGTGCAGTGGATCATCGGCTCGATAATGTTTTCGAGTAAGGCGTGTGCTGCATTGACTTGATATTCGGCATTATCCAAGCCACGCCGGTACTTTGCGGGAATAATGATATCGTTCATAAAAGTTCCTCCTTGTTTTCTTTGCGGGAGGCCGGTATAATAACCGTACCGCCCTTGTGGTGGTTGATGGCTCTCTGCATCCGGCTTTGGTCGGCGAGGATGCAGAGGGCTTTTCTTCTGCTCGAATCAGGTTTACTGTCTTGCATGGTTGTATTATAGCATATAGCTATCTATATGCAAGACGGCAAATTGCATAAAGATATCGGTATACGCTTGTGCTATTTGCATATAGATATCTATCGTGGTGAAATGTATAATAAGCTAACAAGGAGGTGCTGCTATTGGGCGGAAAAAATAGCTACGAGAGCATTAAGCGTTACGAAGATAAAGCTTATGATAAGGTGCTTGTTCGTTTTCCAAAGGGTAAGAAAGATATCATCAAGACACACGCAGAAGCCCACAGCGAGAGCGTGAACAGCTTTATCAACCGAGCCATAGACGAAGCCATAGAGCGCGATGAAAGCGCTCCTGCGGTGTCTGAGGGGCAAGGAGAGGCATAGTAGAAGAGCGGAGGGTGATTCCTCCGCTTTTGCTGCATATATGTAGGGATGTTTTAAAGGTCGGATTTGAAATCCGAGCAATGCGGTTGCCAGAAAAACCGATGCTTGACACTGCGAAATAACTTGCTATAATGAACATAGAAAAAGGCGCTGCGACAAGCGGTTAGCCCAGTGAACTAAATGACTTGAGCGAACTCAAGAAACCGTCACTTGGCAGAGTGGCGGTTTCTGCTTTTTACGATGATCGTAACCGTAAAGGCTCCGATATGTAACGTAATCCGCATGAGCCTCACCCCCTTTCGGGTGGTGTGGCCAACCGCCTGCCGTTCGTGCAGCGCCGAATACAGAATAGCACGGAATACGACAAAAAGCAATGCTGGATTTTACCCCTAAGTTTACCCCAAACAGCTTTTACAAGCCTTTACAGCATTTTACACTGAAACCTGAAAAGCCTTGAAAATACAAGGTTTTCTTTACGGGCATTTACAGCATTTTACACCTGCTTGCGGATTCAAATCCTCTCTTCCGCGCCATAAGGTGGCAACAATTTGGATATTTTAAGCGCAACGCTTAGAA